CGGCCGGGTGAGCAAGGTGCCGGACGCGCCGCCGTCATCACCGCCGCCGCGCCGTTCGCTCGGCTCGCCTTCGTAGGCGCCAGTCTCCGGCCGCGCGCTTTTGTTGCCCTTGCCTTTGGCGGCGGCCATCTGGTTTTGCGCGGCGATGCGTTGCGCCTCCATTTGGCGCGCCATCTCTTTGCGCTGTTTGTCGTACGCGCGTTGCAGGTTCTCCATGTATTCACGCATGGCCGCGGCTTCTTCATCCTGTTGCTTGCGTGCCTCCCCGATTTCCCAGTTCTGCCGCTCCACCTGCCGCTTCATGTTCAGGTCGTTGAATTTTGTTCGCCACTCGACGTCGTACTCCTGCTGCGTTTTCGGCCGCCGCTCACCGCCGAACCACTGGAAATTGTCGCTACCCTTTTCAGGATTGACGTATACCCGGCTGTCTTCATAGATGGATTTGAACCCGTCGCCTTGCCCCAAATCGCCGTACTTGTCGCGCTCCGGCTGCGGCGCACGCCAGCGATACATGTCCTCGTAGCTGTTGTCCGTGTAATGTTTTGGCGCGTTGGGATTGACGAATGGCCCAATTTCCGGGGTTTTTTCATAGCGCGTGGCGCTGGCTTTCGCCTTCCCCGTGCCAATACCGAGACCGAGACGCCGTGCCATGTGCTAAACCCCACCCAACAGGGTTTGTTTCTTCTTCTTCTGCTCCAGCTCGTTTTGGTCAACGCCGCCGGGGCCGGTGAGGATGGTTCCGGCAACGCCATCTTGCTTCTTGTTGTAGTGCGCCTGGTCTTTCTCGGCGCCGTTGATTTGCCGCTGTAGCTGCGCGTTGGCGTTGTTCTGCGCCTGCTGCGCTTGGGCGAGTGTTGCCGCGTGTTGTGATGCCTGTTGCGCCAAGCCTTGCTGCGCTTGGGCCAACTGGTCCGCCATTGCCTGACGGTTGGCCTCAAAAGCCTGCTGCTGCATCGCCATATTGTCGCGGTGGCGCGAGGCATCGGCGCGTAACTGCGCGTCAAACTGCCGCTGACTCTCCGCCTGGCTTTTGGCGAAATTCTCCTGCTGCGCGCGGAATTGCGCTTCCGCCTGTCGTTCAGCCATTGCCGCCTGATAGCGTTGCTGCGCGCGTGCTTTGTTTCCTGCGATGTGGGATGCGGCCGCGCCGCCTGCTGCTGCCAGCGCGCTGAGCGCGGCGGCCGTTCCGGTTGCGATTGCCATGAAATTACAACTCCTTGAAAAATTGCGTGTAAATAGGGTTTGCGCGGGTCTTGAGGATGCGCTCAAACGCGCCACCAATCGGCGCGTGCCACACCATCAACTGCGCCCCGCGCGCCTTGCACTCAGCCTCCACCGCGTCAATCAGGCGTAACGCCATGCGCGGCGTGCGGTAGTCGCGATGCAGAAAGAGGGCGTCATGCGCCGCAGTCGTCATGCGGTAGTGGAAATTTGGTGAGAGCAGGGCGATGGCGTAACCGACCAGGCGTCCGTCATCGGCAAATGCGCCGACGCACACCAGCGCGCCCTGCGCGTGCAGCACGTCGTACAAATCACGGTTAACGGATACCGGCAACGCGGTCACATCCGCCTCCACCTCATCCTTGTGCAGCGCGCCCAACCGTTCGATTTCGTCGTACAGTTCCGGGGACGGCTCAAATATTGCGATACGGGTCATGTACCTTGCTCCGGTTACGGTTCATAAACTCATGGATTTTCGGCGTGTCGAGCAGGGCGAGACAGTAAGCGCTGGCGTAATCCGGCGAGCGCCCCAGCTTTTTCACGATGTCCTCGCGGCTCTCCACATAGACCTCAACACCCTGCATCCGCCAGCACGGCGCACACAAGTCGGCAAGCAGGCGCTTGTCCGGCGGCAGGGCAATGCCGTTGTTGGCATCCGGGTCGAGCGCCTCGCGCAGCATCCACCACAGTTGCGAGCGTAGGTTTTTGAAGGTCAGCCGCCCGCTCTTGTCGCGCCGTGTCGCTTTTTCAGCGACGTTGACGGAAATCGCCTGCTGCCCCGCCTCGCGCAGGAAGTCGTACACCGCCGCGCCGACGCCGATGCCATCCACATGAATCGGCGCCCGATCGCGTAGCGCGGAAATAACAAGCCCCGCTGTTGCGGGGCCGTTTGGTGTCTCTGCGCCGGGGTAGGCAAGCGGCACGTCAAACCACATGCCGTGTCGGCGCGCAATAATCGTCTCGTCCTTGCCGCCACGGGCGACGTCCACGCCCATACTGTCCATTGCGGGCAACACATCGGGACGACGCCAGCGCGCCATCGCCGCCTCCACCCACGACGTCGGAATCACCTGCCAGGGGTCATCGCTAATCCCGGCGGAAAAATCGCCGTGCAACATCTGCGAGCGCAGCGGCTCTGGCAGCGCCTGCAAGGTCGCCATGTAGCCGGTATTGAGCAAATAAGGGTTATCCGTTACCCGCGCGGAAATAAACGTGCGCGCCAGCGGCCGGACAACTGCCTCGCCCTCGTGACCGGCGATGTCGTAGCACGGTTTGCCGTCCACAATCACAAACGGCGCACCGCTATCGAGCCAAACATCCTTGCCCGCAATCGTCGCGCAATAACGCAACTCGCCATCCTTGGCAGGGTTCGGGAATTTCCGATCCAACCACGGTGCGAAAAAATCCACAATCCAGCGCCCCTCCTGCGTCGTCGGCGGGTTGAACGTCAACAGCGCCTGGCATTTCTGTTTCGGGTCGGTGCTACGCAGCCAGCCGAGCAGGGCGCGCACCTGCGATTCCAAAAAGTTTGCCGCCTCGTCAAACACCAACAAATCATGCGGACGCCCCTGATACTTGTTCCAATCGTCCAGGTTTGGCGTCGAGCCAAACTCAATCTGCCGCCCGTCGGCCATGCGCCAAATCTTTTCCGCGCCGTTGTAGCCGTCGCTGTTGCCAACAATGGCTTTCAACTCGTCAATAATGCCGGTGAGCTGCGTCGCCTCGCGGCGCAAAATCAAAACCTTGCGATGCTGCGTCAGCGCCTTGCCACAGGCCAAAGCACTCTTGCCGCCGCCCGCCGCACCGCCGTAACCAATCACATCCGCCTGCGACGTATAGGCCATCGCCTGCTTGCCCGGCAGCGGCGTCCACTTCGGCGCAACCGCCAAACAGCGGCCTAACTCGCGCCGCTCATCATCGGTCAAATACGGCAACAACGCCTCCACCTCATGCGCCAACATCTGCCTCCCTCCGTGCCTGCGCAATCGCGAGCAACCCCGCCACCTTGTCCGGCGCCTCGCGCGGGTCAATCTCCGGCGCGCTATTGTTGTTAATCTGGATAGCCGTATCCGGCACCTTGCCCAAACGCGCCTCGCGCTGAATGCGCAGCGTCTCCATAATCGCCTTCGCATCCGCCGCCTTCTCCGTCGTCGCCAGCAGCGACATCACGTGTTGGCGCACCGCCTCCATATCCGCGTCATTCTGCAAGCGGAAACTCACATCATCACGTACCACAGCGTCAAATACTGCGCGTTCAGTAGCGTTCAGCTTCTGTTCAGTTTCCTGTTCAACTCTTGCCAGCTGCATGATTGCATTGGACTTATCGGCTACCGCCTGTTCAGTTTTGCCCGCCTGCCAGCCATCAGCCTTGGCGCGCATCGAAACCGCAGACTTCGCACAACCATACTGGCGCGCAATCTCCGATACCGACAACCCACGGATTTCAAAATCCGCGCGTGCCATTGCCCATTGCTCTGCCGACAGACGTGCCATTACAACAACCTCTTGATAACCTCGGTCAGCCCGACCGCATTGACGAGATACATTCCCGCCGCGCCGGACACCACCCACAAAATCTTTTCCATCGTCTTCTGCAACTTCAAAACAGCCGCCGTTAATTGCCTGCTCTCATTCTTCAGCCAGCCGATTTCTTCCGCGTGGTGTTGCTGCGTTGCTTCAAGCAGCGTCATACGTCGCTCCATCTCAGCCTCCACAATTAGCCTCCAACTGTCCGATAAACTCCTTCAACCGCAATTCGCGCTCCACCAGGCGGCGATAAACATCGTCGCTCACCCCGCCTAACTCCTGCGCGCTGATAGAAGGCAAAATTGGCATCGGCGGACAGGGCGGAGGCGGCAAAGGTACAAACTCCGTCCGCGCGCAGCCCGCCGCGCCAAAAACAAAAACGGCGGCCAACGCCACCGTCTTACTTCTCAAAATAATCACGCCGTCCTTCCTTCATACCTTTTTCCGCTTCCTCGCGCTCCCGCTTGGACGCAACCGCCGCCTGATTGGCGCGCTCCGCCCGTGCCTTGAGGCCGTCGGCAATCGCCTGCAAACGTGAGCGCTCGCGCCGCTCCAGCTCCGCATCGAGGCGGGCATTGCGTGCGCGCAGCACATTGACCGCAACCGCGAGGGCGACGACAACGCCAGCGAGCGCATACAGCGCCCAGCCCTTAATCCGTTGCACGGCTGCGCTCCCAAATGATGTACACCAGCGCGGCAGCGACGATCACCAAACCGATCCAGCCCGCATAGCGTGCAAAATCCACAAACTCCTGCGCCGGACGCGCCGCCTCCATCGCTTCCGGGAGCGCGGCAAACGCCGTACTGACCAGCCCGACGGCAGCGCCCTTGCTGCGCGGCGACTCCTTGATGGAGCCAATGAGCGACAGCTCGCCGTCGCATTTCTGATTGCGCCCATCCGCCACACACATCTTGTTAGCAGGCACATGACCGGCAGCCATGCGCAGCGCATCGGCTTTAACCTCTGCCACGCGCCGCCCCCAGCCTTTGCCGTATCGCTTCCAGTTTTTCTGCTTTTGCATGAACTTCAGTCGGTTATCGCACAGGCGCAAAATCAACTGCTCCACACCGTACTGGGCGACATAATCCTCCACCGCCTGCAACGTCTGCATACCGATGACGCCATCAGTACGCTGGCCGACAATCTCCTGCAAAAACTTGGATGCCCGCTTGGTGCCGCTGTTGACCGCAAAGTCGAAGACGGCATAATCCAGACCGGCGGGCAGGTGGTCGTAGCGGATGACGTTGGCATACTGCGCCCGGTAAATCTCATGTACCTCCTGCATGGAGATATCCTTGACGCTCTGCTCCGGCAATCCCTTGCGCTTGCGATAGGCATTGTAAGTGCGCCAGGTGATACCGTAATTCGTCTCGCCGCCGCTGTCGTGCGGGTCATTGACGTAGCCGCCCTCATCTGCGATCAGCAGGGCAAGGGCTTTGTCGTAGGTGTCTCTCATCTGCCCTCCAGCGCAGCAAGCGCCTTGACGTGATAGCCCTCCAACTGCCACAGCTTTTCAAAAGCGTTGGCGTAAGCGATTTGCTCCCCGATTTCCGCGTCAAAACTGGCAGGATCGAGGCAAGCGGACTCACCCGTAACCACAAACCCGCTGCGCAATGTCAGCGCGCAAATGGTGACGGTCGTGCCGTCCAGGCGGTGATAGTCCACGCCAGCGATAAGGGAATCAAGATGTTCTTTGGTAAGTTTCATCATGGTTGCCTCCGGGCAATAAAAAAGCCCGCGTGAGCGGGCGGGAAACAATCTGCCTACGGCGGCAAACTGATAGGGCATGACATGCGCGGAAGTATGCGCGCATAAACAAAAAGCCCGCACAAGGCGGGCTATCGAAACGTTCAGATGGAATTTGCTTGCACTCATTCCAACCTAATGGATTTAGTATAGTTTTGGTACGCACCAATGTCAAGAGTTTGGCACATCCGCCGTTGCCACCTTGCCGATATTGCCACGGATGGCGTCAATACGTTCTCCACGGGCGCGCAGCATCAAATCCAGCTCCGCCCATACGCCAAAGGGGATATTTCCACCGGTCAGCCATTGCCGGATTCTCGCCGTACCGGACAGCCCAAGCGCCTCCGCCATTTTGGCTTGCCAATGCTCACCCCAAAGGACGACCCCAATTTCGGTGAGACTATCTGCCGTTAGATTCTGTTGTTTATCCCGCAGGGCGGCATATTGATAAAAACCATTCCAAAACGCCCCGCGCGCACCTTGCGGAACAGGGTTGCTTTCATCCCATTCGGCGGGCAGTTTCGCAATGATGCGGGCGATTTCTTCTTGGTCTGCCTTGCGCCAGGCATCGGTATTGTGCGCCATACCGATACCCTTGGTTGGATACGCCAGCATGAGGCTCAAAATATTCGTCGGCACTTCGCCGTCCGCCCAAACACACCGGGTCAATTGACCCAGTGTGTACATTTCCTTTTCAGTAATTGGGGACATTACATTTTCTCCTTAGCCTGTTTTGTCATCCAGGCTAAATCAATGGTATCGCGGTGGTCAATCCACCACTTGGCGGATGACTGTTCACGCAATTCCTGTAGCACCGCATTCATTGCGGCGGCAACGGCAGGGTTGCGGTGTGATGCGGCGTTTGCTTTCTCTTGCCCGTCCACTATGAGCGGAGCTACCTTTGCGCGAATATCTTCCGCCCATGCAATTTGCTTTTCAGAGCCTTCCAGCGCTACGTAACCGACATCAGGCACAGGCACAGCTTCTTTTTGTGCTTTTTTGTAACATTCATAGCAGAGGCGAGTAGAGAGCCATTCGGCTTTTTTATCGCGTTCGCCGTGGACGTTGGTGCCAACGATGTTATGGACTTCTTCGTGGCCGCAGGCGTGGGTGATGGTGTATTTTGACATGTTCGTCTCCTGTTTAGACTTAACTTGACGCCGCCCCTGTGGGCTTGCGCATTGATTTGAGGTATCGGTTTTTTGTTCCGATGGGCGCATTTTATTACCATGCGCCTGGTAATACAACCCCCTACCCCGAACTCTTTTGATAACACTCTAAAAGAAAAAGAATTTTTTCCGCCTGATTGCTCCCCTTCACCTGTTCCAGCCCGGCACGGATGGCCGCGATGACCGCCGGGTCTTTGTGCTTGACCTCAAAGCGGTTAGCCGCTGTCAGGCGGCTTTGAAAAGCATCCGCCGTTGCCCGGCGTAGCCGTCTGCTATGCTCCGTTTTTGCGTTTGCCATGATTAACCTCCTGCCGCACAACGCGATCCGTCCAGAAACGCATGACCGGCCAGCAAACTGCGATACATCGCCGTAACACTCGTGCCGCATTGTCGCGCTGCTGCCTGCTTGTTGGACACCCCATCATGATAACGCACCATGACGGCCTGATACGCATCGGGATACTTAACCTTGAGCGACGCCAGCGCGCGATTGACCGCCTCGGCCTCATCATCCGACAACGGCGCGACGTCATCGGCATCAGGTTCGGACTGCGCCCATTTCCCCAGATTGCAGCGCGCGCCTTGTGGTGTGCCATTGCGTAGCAAATTCCACCGGCGCCAGCGCATCATGTGATACTCGATACTCATTGCCAGCTCTCAAACTCAATCCGCCCGGTCTCACCCTGCTTGCGCAAAACCTGCATCCGCGCCAGCTCCTTGCGGTAATGGGCGGCGATTTCCGCCTCTTCCGCCTTTGGTACTTTGACCCGCCGCGCCATCTTCTCGCGCAGGATTCCGACCACACCGTCGCCGAGCTTGCCGCGCAACCACGCCCCGGAATCGACCGGGTTGCCGCCGTACCAGGCATGGCAGGCGTAACACAGCGCCATCGCGTTATCGCCACACCAGCGGATACAGCGGTTACTGCGGGAAAAATGGTGCGAACAATGCAGCCCCATACTGCTGCGGTCGTACACCTTGCCGCAGCGCTCGCAGACGTAGTTGCTGCGCTCGCGCACACAGCGGGAGAACGCCTCATCGGCAGGCGTGCGCTTAATACCAATACTCATCTCACCCTCCAATCCAGCCCAAAATCCTGCGGGTTGCGCAAACCCAAATGCGCCTCGCCCGCCCACAGCCCGTCTAACGCCTCGGCGAACTGCGCCACCGTGCAGCGGCTAGTGCTTCCCAGCACATTCGGCTCGCCGAGAAACTCGACCTGCTGCTCGTAGGACAACCGCGCCCCCGTCTGCCGCCACACCCACGCCCATTTGGCATCCTCGCGCAATAGCACCGGCACGAAATACTGCAACTTGAGGCGCCCGCCGTGCTTTGCCTCGCCGGTGGCGCTGGAGACGTCGCTCGCCCACATGTGGAAAACCGCGTTTTGCGCCTTGGAGCGGTTGGACTTGTAGTCGTCCACCTCGACCGCAAGCGCCTTGCCGTCTTTGAGACGCTCGCCCATCTCGCGCAGTAGGTTGCGCCACACCTCATCCTGCCCGCGCAGGATAAACAACCGCTTCATCTCTCCCTCCGCAAAAGCCGCTCGATAAATCGGAAAATCTCGTCAATCTGCGCCGCTGGCTGCTTGCTCTTGCGCAGCATCATCAGAACCTGCCGATCGCGCTTGCGCTCGCATTGCATCTCCAGCGCCCGGCACATTTGCGGGACGATGGCCGGATTGAGCCAGCGGGCGAGGCAGATGTTGAGCACCTGGTCGATGTACCAAGCGTCGTAGCCGTCGCTGACTGGCTTAACCATGCCGCCCCCGCACAAAGTGAAACTCGGTGACCGCGTCATCACCGGATGCCGCCCGACGACGCGGCGTAATGCCAAGCACCTGCTCCTCAACCCAACTACGGCGCATCCACTCGCCATCCATCAGCACATAGCCGCGCTTGTTGCCTGCGTGGCTGGCAATACGTATCCACTCCCACACCCCGGCACGGTTGACACGGTGCGTGGCGCCGTGCGGGCAACTGCTGTACTCGCTGACTGGTATGGCCTGCAACAACTTGGACGCTTTGACCTGTTTCGGCTTTTCCTGGGGTGTAGGGGCAGGCGATGCACCGCTGTCGCGTAGTTTCCGCAGCCCAGCGATATACCTACGCCATGCCTCACGCACGCGCGCCCGCTCATACGGACGTGCAGAGCGGGAACGCCCCCTGGCCTCAATCCTGCCTAATGTGCAGGAATACATCGATGCCACTTCGCACACCTGCTTCACCGAATAGCCATAGGCCTCGCGCAGCCTGCGCAACATCGCGCCGGTCATATCGCCACCTCCATCACCTGCCGCATACGCTCACCAATCCAGCGCATGACCGGCACAGCCATACTGTTACCTATCGCTTTGTAGCGCGGTCCGTCCGGGCAATCGTCAGCAGGTTTGCCGCGCCACGGAATGCGGGTGTGGTCGTCCGGCATCCCTTGCAGGCGCTCACATTCGCGCGGGGTCAAACGGCGCGGGGTGTGCCCGCAAGACAGCACGTTATCCATGCCGTTGTGTTGGCAGCCGAGGGCAAAGGCGGTATCGCTAACACATGGGTCTTGACGGCCATGCACGACTATCGGGGCTTCATGGTTGCAAGTCAGCGTTGGCGCGCTGTCAATACGGATTTCAGCACCCCCTTGTCCATGGGCCATGCACAGCGTCATTCCGCCGCTTTGTGTTCCAGCGCTGCCTGCATTAAGGGTGGCAATGTCTTCCCCCGCGTTTCTGCCCGGCGCAGAATCCCCTTGCACGCCTGCGCGCTCAAAAAGTATTTCTGCGGCGTCGATGCTTCCAGCACCTGCGACAACGAAGACGCGACGGCGGCGTTGGGGGACGCCGAAATATTGCGCGTCGAGGATGCGCCAGGCGACAACGCGCCGGTCAGACACAACACCTGCGTCCGTCCACCTGCCCCCTGCCGGTTGTAATGCCCCGTCAGCCCCACAAAGCGCGCCAAGAAGGCATCCGAAGGCGTTATCATGGGTATTGAGGACGCCGGGGACGTTTTCCCATACGGCGACGGCGGGGGACTTGCCGCCCCGGCGGCGAACAGCATCAATTGCATCAAAAATCCTTACAAATTCCAGGGTGAGATTGCCGCGCGCATCGCTCAGGCTGCCGCGCAAACCGGCAACAGAAAACGCCTGGCACGGCGTACCGCCGACCAGTACATCCGGCGCCTCAATGTCGCCCGCCAATACCGCGTCGGCGATGCGGGTCATGTCGCCGTGATTGACGACGTGCGGCCAGCGATGCGCCAGCACCGCCGCCGGGAACGGCTCGATTTCGGCAAACCATGCAGGCTGCCAGCCAAGCGGTTCCCAGGCGAGAGATGCGGCCTCGATGCCGCTGCAGACGCTGCCGTAGCGGATGGTCATGCTGCACCTCCAAAATCATCGTTGCTCCCGCGCAGGTCGTTCAGCACACCGCGCAATTCCTGCGGCAGGGCCGATAACGGTTGCACTGTGAGACGCGGCTTGTCGCTGCCGCCCTGCATCACCGCAAGGCACCTCTGCGCATCGCCCAAGAGCTGCGGCTCGGCGACAGCATGACCGGCGGCGGTGTTTTCGGTTTCCGCCATACCGGCCAGCTTGCGCGGGTAGTCGCCCAAATCGCGTCCCATATAGGCGCGGTAGAAGCGCAAAAAATCGCGCTCGCGGAAGGGCAGCTCGTCGTAGGTGATCGTGCTCAGTTGCACCCAGCCGCCCATGTCGGCAACCACCGCGTGAATCACCGCGTCGTCGAACACCACGCTCGGCATGTGGCCGACGCGTTCGATGGCGTGGCGCACCTTCGCCCAGGCGCCGGACGCGCGGGTTTCGCTACTGCCCGCCAGTGCGCGGATGACGTCCGCCGCTTTCGGAAAAAACTGCCCGCTGTCTGGGTTGTTGATATGCGACGTCAACCCCTGCTGCACATCGGCCAGCGGGTATTCCAGCAGTGCGCCGAAGTACAACCCCACCGCCATGTCGCTCAGTTTCGGCTTGCCGTAGTACTCGCACAAAGCGGCCATCACCGCCGAGAATTGGTCAAAATCCTGCTCAGTCATCACGTTTCTCCCGTTTAGCGGCAAACATCGCCGCAATCTGCGGACGCATCCGCGCCGCCTGTTCCTGCGCATACTGTTCCGCGCTGCTTTGGTGCTCGTAGGTGTTGCCGCGCTGCGGGGCGCGCTGCTTGAAACAATCCCAGTTGGCCTCGATGCTGCCCCAGCCCTTTTCGGCACACATCCGCGCCGCGTCTTGCGCCGACAGGCCGACCTTGCCGATTTCGCGCAGGAAAGCACCCAACGCCACCTCGTCAATCGGCGACGAAAGTCGCTTGCGCTTCCGTGCCTGCATCCATGCGTCGAAGTGCTTGCGCTCAACGCCCATGTCGGACAACACCGCCCAAGCGTCGAACCTCTCCGGCTTGGCAGGGGGTGGCTTGGGAATTTCGGATGATGGTTCGCGGGGGGCGGGGTCGCGCGCGGGCGGCGCGTCAGCGCACACCCCCATTTCTGCTGTAGTTTTCTGGTAGTTTTCTGAAGTAGTTTTTTGTTCCTTAAACGAACGTTGAATTGCGACGCCGCGAGTGTTGAATCCTTCGTCCGCGAATGTTGAATCGTCACTTCCCGAATGTTGATTTTGCATTTCGGGAATGTTGCAACTCTCGTTCGCGAATGTTGCATCCATTAGCGCATCGAAGGCCGCTTCATCCAGGCGGAAATAAATGCGGTGTTCGATGCGTTTTTCCGTTTCGATGAGGACGCCCAAATCGCGCAGCCGCTTGCGTGCCGTGCGTTGCTCCTGCACCGACAACCCCGTCTCGTCTTCGATTTCCGCCGCCGACTTGTACACGCCCAGCGCGCAATCGCTGCGCTCGTTCCAGTAAAGGAAATGGCTGAACAAAATCACGGCATTGACGCCGCCCAACGGCTTTGCAAGCTGTGGGTAGTAGGCGATAGGACGGCCAGCGGCGCGCAGATGACAAAACCAACTCATGACTGCCCCTCATAAAACAATTTCATTCCGTCCGGCAGGGGCAGCCAAAAGGCAAACCCTGCATCCCCAAACCATGACACCAGCGCGGCGTCGGTCGCCCACGCGGGCAGGCGCTCATTGCCGTCGGCATCCACTACCGCGCCCAAAGGCGTCCTGTAAAACACCTCCGCCCCGCGGCCGTCCTTGCGCAGCGCGACAAAGCGCGTGCCACGTGCGGGCATCTCGGCAAAACGCCAGCGCGTCTCCCGCGCTGTAGTCGTTACCCCAAAACCCACGGCATACCCCTCCGGCAACCCCGTCCAGCACCAATGACCGCTCTCATACAGCCAAGCCTCCAGCTCATCGCCACTCATCGCGCCGTGGTCATCGCCAGCCGCATCAAACAAATGCCCGTCCCAAACAAACAACGCCGCGCCGCTGCCATCGTCAAACAGCGCGACAAACCGCCCACGCGGCGGTGCCTCGTCATACAGCCAGCTCATGCCGCACCTGCCAGCCGGTACACGGCGAACTTGACCGGCTTGCCATAGCGGTTTTTGCCGGTGCCGGTCTCGGTGATGATGTCCATGCCTGCCGCGCGCAGATCGAAAATGCGCGCGCCCAAGCGGTAGCATCCCCACGCCTCAATCGCTTCCGCCTGCGTGATAGATTTGCCGGACTCCAGATGTACGCGGATTTGCGCGCATTGCGTGTCAATAGCACTTTGTGACATAATCAAACCTCCTCAAATGTTGGGCCGCCACCGGGCGGCTTTTTTTCTTGCTCGCACACCGGGCAGACCCAAGCCGACGCAAAGCCGTAAGGGTCAATGGTGATGCGTGTGCGGTACATCATTCGCCCGCCGCACGTTGGGCATCGCATCGCGCCCACGGTCAGGCCTCCGCTTCTGCGGCAGCTTCGCCGACAATTTCCACCACATCGGACGGGTACAAATCAGGGCGCATATCGTGCGGTCTTACCGCGCCGCCAGTAATGCGCCAAATGGGCAAAACCCGTTTGGCGGGCACCTGCTTTTCTGCCCACTCCCAAACCGAAGAAGGCGCAACGCCTTCAGCCTTTGCGATTTTCACCGCCGCGCCCCTGTGCTCAACAAGGAAAACCATCAAATTCACTGCCACCTCCGGACAAACCTTACTTAATAAGGCTATTTTATAAGGTTTTACCTTATCAGTAAAGGTTAAATAAGGTGAAACACAACCTTAAAACGTGGATAATTAGGCTAAACCTGATTTCCGAGAGGGTAAAAAAATGGAAAATGTCACGGGGTATTCAAGAAAACGCAGATTTATAAATAACTTACGTCATGCTTTTCAGCGTATCGGTGTAGATACCGGGCACGGATTTGGTGCCTACCTGTCCGAAAAGTACGGGGTTTCTCCATCTTCTGCTGGCGACTGGTTGAACGAAGACAAGAGTTTCCCGAACCGTGTTCGGCTGGAGCGGATGGCGGAAGACACAGGGATAACCGTTGACCAGTTACTGAATGGAATCAGCAATACGGAAGAAGGGCCAGACATACGAGATGGGCGCGTGCCGGTAATTGGTGTTGCAGCGGCGGGCGCGTTTCGACATATCGAAGAACTAAACGCTGACGAAATAGAGGAATATGTTTCTTCGATGAAAAGACAGGACGGCTATCGCTTTGCCTTGCGAATTGTTGGGCAGAGTATGGAAAACCCAAACGGAAAAAGACATATCCCTGACGGTAGCATCGTCATCTTCAATGCGCAAAGAACTGACCCAGAGACAGGCGACCTCATTTTGGCGAAGTTGCTGTATGAGAACGAAGCTACATTCAAAAAGTTTGTGCGTGATGCGGGGAAGATATGGTTAGAGCCACTAAACCCTCGCTACCCAATTATTGAAGAAGAATTTCAGGTTATCGCAACAGCGGAAGAAGTAATACAAGTCCTTTAGCACGCAGGAGAAATAAAATGGAGAAAAAAATATTGATTCTTGCCATTTTTGCCATGCAGTTTACACATGCGCAAAAATGCAGTAACTTTGCGACACAAGAGGAAGCACAGAAATTCCATGATGAGAACAATGCCACTTATCTCGATAGAGACAAAGATGGTGAAGCCTGCGAATGCCTCGAAGGCGGGAGTGCTTACGGTAGTCCGAAGTGCAGTTATAACTAACAAGGATGGAAAGAATGAATCTTCGCGTTGTTTTTGCGCTAATTGGAGCCGTGTTAGGAGGGGCGCTTGTTGCGCTCTTTAATGATGCCAATGGTTTTATGTTTGGGGCGTTTATTGGTGGCGTTATCGGCCTTTTAGCAATATGGCTTATTGAATATAACGATTACATAAAACATAAAGACAAGACAGAACTAACAATAAATGAGTATGATATTTTAAGCGCCATGTTAAAGGAAATCTTCCCTAAATATATTAAAGATGAATTGGATTTAGAAAAATCTGTATTTGATGAGCCAGCATACAGCCACTATAATAAATTTTTTATAGACGATTATCTTGTAACATCATTGGAAAAAATAACAAATATTATAAAAACATATATTTATAAAATCAAAATAAAACACTATTCAAATAAAGAAATGAAACCGTCACAACTTATAGCTTCCGTTATAAAAGATAAATATCTTCTTGGTTATGTGTTTGGAGCTTTTGAGAGTATGTTAGAATCTGCCGAAATTGGGGAGGATTGTGATGAAAGAGACGCCGCAAAATTAATTACCATGAACTACCAGCAGATGTTTGGTAAGAGCATAGGGCTTATCGTGTTGGAAGTAACATTAGAATTCAAAGATGACGAGAAATTTTGTACAGGTCGCCAAAGTGGGCGTTTTGATTTAGATGGAGCGTTAGATGATAATTGATGATACGACTACAGTTTTATTATCTCTATGGTCTTTTTTTGGCTCTAAGATGACGGTTGCTATTGCAGTGACGGATAAGTTTCAAGCTAGCTGTAGCCATTGCTCTACATGTGATTTTCTTTTTTTTGGGCGCGGTAATAAGTTCTGATATCGGGCGTTACGAGCATCGAGGCCACCTCTAAACTTAGACTAAGTAATTATGAAAAACCCGCATCGCGCGGGTTTTTTATTACTCAAACATTTGACCATCGTGTTACACCGCGCCCGATAATACCACGCGAAGTCAGTAACCGTGCTGGTTTACAAGATTTGATGAGGATTTGAGCCGCCCCCGGGCGGTTTTTTCTTGCAGCAACCTTATTAAGTAGCGTTTAAACCCTATAATCAAACCTGCATGGCATTCAAAATAAGGTAAAAATACGGTTTATAAACATAGACATAAGGAAAAACCTTGCCTAAAAATAAGGTTAAACTTTACATGTAAGGTTGAACCTTATAAACTGCACCCATCGAAACGAACACGATGGAGCCACAGATGAACCTGAACCTCAAAACCCTCGCCGCCGGTCTGGACGACACATTTGGTTGGTGGGGAAATGAAAAGGAAATCACCGTCCACCGCCTGTATAACCAGCGCCTGCTGCGTCATGCGACCTACGAAGAACCGGCGGAATACAGCGAAGTCGAAAGCCCGTACACCATCGTCAAGGCAGAGGGCTACACCGTCCTCATCTGCGACGAGGACGGCCGCGAGTTGGAGCGTCTGGACTTCACCGACTGCTTCGAGGATGGGGACAGCGACGACTACGGCGACCTTGCCGATGACCTAGCCGATGCCATTGAGCGCCACAACCCTTGGCGAGACATCGCCGCAGAGTGGGAAGAAGGAAGGACAGAGCGGTACATCGCCGCGATGGAAGAGCGCTATTACTACGGAGATGCAGTATGAAAACGACGATTCTCAAGACTTCAAACGGGTATGCGCTTACGGGCGCATACACCGACGCCCTCGGACGAGGGCGCGAAGTTGAATTTTACTTCGACGAACGCGGAATCCGCATCGGCGGATTCACCAGCGGCGGCGTGCCGTTGGCTGCAACCGCATGGCGCGACATGGCCACGATGATGGGATTGCCCATCAAGGCGCGCAAGATGCGCCGCTGGTTGAAAAACCGCGACACCTTGCTTGAGGCAGGCGAAATAGAGGTGTACGCATGACCGCCCTGAAGAACACCATCCTCGTACTGGCATTTGCCGCCGCTGGCTTCCTCTTCTTCGATGCCGCCCTTGATGCGGCGGTGTGGGAAGTAGACCACGCCCCGCGCCTTTCACCCGAACAAATACGGCACGAGTGTGCCGCCCACTACACCCCCGCCTGCGCGGGGAAAAGGAGAACGCCATGAAAAACATCACCACTGCCGCCCGCCACGTAAAACGTGGCTGGTTCCGCGCGCACACGCGTGGTGCGCATTTTTCACCACGCAAGGCGAACCCCTTGCGCATCCGCCAACGGGTTGGAGTTTCATCCGGCTGGCTGTATGCCAGCTATTGCTGGGGCGGCGTGCGCTACGCCGCCACCTTCACCATTTCACCTGAGGCGCTGCGCACAACGCGCAGGATTACCAGCTACGGGCGTAGCTGGGAGCGACACTACTTGGGAGACCCCGCGCGCAGCTACCCCGACGCCCGCTACTGCGCGCAGTGGGCGGCGCGTAACGCATGGGACAGCCGCCGTGCAGGGGGTGCTAAGTGAGCATCCCCTACACCCGCGAAGTCGCAGAACTGGTCGCGCTATTCTCGCCAACAGCGGCGCAGGTAGCGCACATCGCCACAGAGCTGACCCCCATTCACGCACTTGTGAAAGTGCAGATGCGTGGCCGGCTATTAAACATAGCCATGGTTAAAGTAAACCCCAAGCCATACGGCTATCGCATTGATGGCGGCAAGTCAAAAGTATTCGCCGACTTCGGCGAAATGAAAGAGGCCATCCGCGCAGAGGCGGAGGCCATTATCGAAGGAGCAGAACAATGATTACCCGCAAATACGACCGCGACATCGAAACCCTGCGCGGGCATTTCCCCAATGCCGACGGCTTCACCGCTTGCTACGGCAGC